GATGATTGTCGGGGTCGTGGGGAGCGTAAAGGTAGATGCGCCCCAGATCGCGCGGGCCGCCAGTTACGGTACAGTTGATGTCCATGCGGCGGAGAAGCGATTGAGTCGTCACCTCAACAGTGAACATTGGGATACGAGCAGTTTGACGAACCACCTGTTAGCGATGTCGAGCCGGAGGGTGGACGACAATTCGTTGATCGTGGTCGACTTGACGGACCTGGCAAAACCTTACAGTGTGTTATTCACTACAGAAAGCACAGAGAACACATTGTTATTCACCACAGAGCGCACAGAAAACACTGAGTTTTTCTCCGTGCTCTTTGTGTTCTCCGTGGTGATCATCCGGTACTCTCTTCTTGAATGGTTCATCAGTTCGGTGAAGCGCGCCTCCGAAACCTCCAGCTTCTCCACCCCGCCGCTGACCTGCTGCGAATCGAAGCCCCTCGCTTGCCTAAACAGGTCACATATATTTGACAACAGGTCACATATATTTGAAACGGTGTAGTATTTGAAACGGTGTAGTCAGCCAAATTCGCCCATTACTGCGGCCAAAACGAAAAATCCCGCTCTGTGACCACTTGGACTCTGGGCGAATTCCACGCTATTTGGCTTGCTTTTATTGTTCGCTTTTGCTATCTATTTTGCATCCCGGATCGCCGTGAGCGGCAAGCGAGAGGACGGCATCCAATGGCCGATTGGTTGACGCTTGATGAACTTGCAACTTACCTGAAGCCTGGGCGATCAACACTCTAGCGGATGGTGCAAAGTGGTGAGCTGCCGGCGTAGAAGATTGGCCGCTCATGGCGGTTTGAATGCGGGGCCATCGACGAGTGGCTGCGGCAACAATCACCAAAACTCCCAGCCGGCAAGTCGAGGAGGAAGCGAACGATCAGCAGGAGGGGTGTGCGATGAACTCGCCCCGCAAAAATGCGACAGAACCGAAAACGGAAAGCTGGGCCGATCGGTTCTTGGCCGGAGTTCGATCGACGGAGCCGGTGTCCGGTTTCACGCACAACTATTACCGCTATCCAGCGAGATTTTCGCCGTGCTTTGCGCGCGCCGCCATCGAAGCATTTAGCCGCCCGGGCGACGTGATCCTTGACCCGTTCATGGGCGGGGCCACGACGCTGGTGGAAGCGCGGGCGCTTGGCAGGCATGCCATCGGTGGCGACGTCAATTCGCTGGCGGTGTTTTTGGCCAAAGTGAAAACGACGCCCTTGAGTGACAAGGATCTTAAGCAGATTGAAAATTGGGTTCGCGGACTGCCCGAGCATCTGAATCTGCGTCGCCCGCCGGTGCGGGCGGAATGGTGGCACGCTGCCGGGTATCAGCGCAACTTGCCTTGGCCGATCCGAAAACTCATCGAACTGGCCCTGGCCCAACTCCACCATCTTCCCCGCAACCGTCAGCAACGTTTCGCCCGCTGTTTGTTGCTCAAGACCGGGCAATGGGCAGTCGATTGCCGCGAACGCGTACCCTCCGCAGAAGAATTTCGGCGGGAGCTGCTCCGGTTCCTGGATAGCTTTGTGAACGGAATGCGGGAGTATCGACAAGCGATTCGTGAGGCTTGGCCGGCTCGGAGGGTAAATGGACTTTCGATTCCTCTCCAGTGTGCCGCGGCCGCGTTGCCTGCGGAGCAGGCCTTTGATTCCTTGCCGAAAAAGCCGACGCTTGTGATCACCTCGCCGCCGTACCCCGGTGTGCATGTGCTTTATCATCGGTGGAACGTGCGCGGGCGAAAAGAATCACCGGCACCTTTTTGGATTGCCGATTGTTTGGATGGTCAAGGTGCATCCAATTACACGTTTGGCGACCGACGCCATCGCGAATTACATCGTTACTTTGAAGGGGTTTGCGATTCATTCGCGGCTATTCGGAAAGTTATAAACCAGGACGCGTTGCTTATCCAATTGGTGGCCTTTTCGGAGCCGGATTGGCAGCTACCGCGGTTTCTTGCGGCCATGGAGTTGGCGGGTTTTGAGGAAGTGATGCCTCAATCCCTTGGCATTCCAACCCAAGGGCGCCTCTGGCGAAGCGTACCGGGCCGACGCTGGTTCGCATTGATTCAGGGGGAACTCTTCACATCAAAGGAGGTGGTTCTTTTTCATCGATTGCGGTTCGTCTAATAGATCAGGTAGCCTCCCCCGAGCCGACAACGTCCGGAGTCCGGTCCTCGTCCAGGTCGCCGAGCGACTCGATCATCGGCAATAGTACCGGGGCAACGGCCCTCGTGAACTCGGCGACGCGCCGCTCGATGTTGGCCTCCCCTTCGTCCTCCTCCTCTCGCTCTTCCTCCGCGGCGTCGGCCTTCTTCGCCTTGGCCTTCGCAGCCTCGTGCTGCTGCACCATGGCCAGACCCAGCAGCACAAGGCCGTAGGTGAATCGCGCACGTGTCACCTCGGGGTTGCGGTGGGCGGGCTTGATCTCCGTTTTCAGGTAGAGGTTGTCCATGTTGACGTAGAAGTCGAAGACTGGCTTCGCGTCGCCGTTCTGGGCACTGTCGTCACCGGCATACTTGATCCGGAGCGCAGTGTACTTGTCAAAGGCAGGGGTCTGTGCGTCCCAATCCTTTTCATACACCGGAATGATGTTGGGCAGGGCGATTCCGCCCGGAACCTCGCGGTCGTCCCCCGGCTCGCCGGCCGGCGGCTTGCGGCGCTCCCCGGCGGAACCGGAGGGCGGGGCTTCCTGCTTGACCCGGATAGTGAACCGGTTCTCGAAGGGGTCGATCCGCGATGGGTCGGTCACAACGGCAAGGAAGCGGAGAGTGTCACCGACCTGGCAGTTGTGCGGGAGCTGGACGCTCAGTGTGCCGATCCCGTTCTGCAGGTTTGGGCCAACGTAGTCGGTGACGTGAACGCGGTGCTCACCGTTCACGAGGAACAACGAGAACTGACCGGTCTCGGTATCGCGCCCGAAGTAGTCGTTCTCCGCGTCCGTCTCGAACACGATGCGCGACCGCATGTTAATCGGAGTCTCGCGGACCAACTCCTGGCCGTAGTCCTTCCCCTTGAGCTTGAAGAACGTCGGAAACCGCTTGCCCTCGAACGGCTTTTCCTCCTTTTCGAGTACCTTGTCGGTCTTGAACGGGTTGGAGGCGCGCATGCCCTTGAGGAAGAGGTTGGCGAGCGTCGGTGACTTCTTGATAAGCGACTCCAGGATTTCCTCGAGCGGCTTGGACTCGGCGAGCTTGGCCTCGGTCTGTTCGCGGCGGCGTCGCTCCTTGAGGTCGCGCAACCCCTGATGATGCTTGAGCATCTCCTCCAGCGCGTGCTCGATCTCCTGTTTCAAGTCGCCGTTGCGGAGCCGATCACGGCTGTTCATGAAGAGCAACTCACGGGCGCGGCCGGTGAACCGGCTGCAATCGACCATGACAAGGATGGAATCGGCGAGGTAGCTCAAGCCGACAGCCTTGCGTGTGAAGAAGTCGAGCGTTAGGTGGCCATGCGTCTGGCCGTTTAACGTGAAGATGATACCCTCGTGCTTGCGGTAGGTTTCCGCCTTCCCCTTCTTGAACGCGTAGATGGTCGCTGTCATGTGCTCGCCCTTCGCGCGGATCGGGCACGAGGACGGAAAACCTTCCTCCAGATTGTTGCCCCGGTCGTCTTCTAGGCGGACGCTGAGGCCGGTTAGGTTGTTCTCGAAGCTACCCTCATGCCCTCTGTACGACGGGCGGCACTCGTACAGCCGAACCGGAAGGGCGACGTCGGGCAATAGCAGGTCCATACGGCCCAACAGACCATCCTTCATCAAGATGTTTGACTTGAATCCGGTTGCTGCGTACTCGTAAAGCTTGACAAGGGTGCCCCACTCAGACTCGCGGGCGTACGGGTTGCGACCCTGCGGGAAGATGGGCATCGTGTCCGCGGGAAAGCGGAGCACGCCGCCATGGCCTGGGCTGCGGTCGGCCCCGAGTGGCGCGAGATACGTGTAGACGGAGCTCCGGACCGGGCCGGCACCGGCGTTCTCCCGGCGCACGATGGTGAAGCCCCACTGCGTGTCGGACGGGTGGGCGAGGCTGCCTTTGGGAAGAATGGCCGGGTTCCGGCGGGTCACGATAAGCTGCAGGCCGTGCTGGCCGCAGAACTCGAACACCCCCGTCCCGCCCATGTTGAACTTGCCCTGGACGAATGGGATGCGGAGCTTGTTCGACTTGGTGAGGGAGAGGAAGGTGTCGGGCATCCGCTCGGGGGTTTGCCCCTCTCCACGGTCCGAAATGGTGAAGCAGGGGTTGCCGCTGCGCGCCCCGGCCCCGGTCGCGACTAGCGTTAGCCAGCGGGCCGTCTCGGTGCGCTTCTTGTCTGGCCAGTACTTGACCTGCCCGGCGCGAGGGCTGTTGGGTTTGTCGCTGTCATCGAAGAACATCGCGACCGCCTCGCGAATGCTCTTAGGCGCGTCGGGCCCCTCGGGGTTGATGCCGCGCTCCAGACACTTACTCAGGAGCGTCGCATCGATCGCATTGACGACCTTCTCCACGAGCGCTGCGTCGGGGCGACTCTGCTGATTGCCGATCGTGTTGTAATTGTTCTCGTAATCGCCGTAGTAGCGCCAAACGTCCTTGTTATCCCACAAGCCCGCACGCTTCAACAGGTTGATCACCTCCTCCTCACTGTCCGCTTTCATGAGGGCAAGACAAAGTTCTTTCGCCTGGGCATGATCCATGTTCGTACCTCGCGGTTGTCACGCCTTGGGGAGTAGTTTCCAGCGTTCCTCGACCGCATCCATGAGATTGTTGTTGGCGGGCAGCGAATACCCTTGTCGGCCGTGTTGCACGATCAGGTTCTCGTGGCGCAGCCAGGCGAGGGCCAGGTACGCCTGATAGCTCGGCACGTCGGCCCCGGTACCTCGATCACGGAACGGCAACAATTCCTCGAAAGTGAAGCGCTCACCCCCGCTCCCCTTCTGTTGAAGGGCCTGCACGACGAGCAGTACCACCGCTTTCGGGGCCTTGTGGCGATATTCCGCCTTCTGCTTCTTCGACCAGCCGATTTTCACCAGTTCATCACGTTCGCGATGGAACCTGGGATAGTCCGCTTTGCTTGCCTTGCTCTTAGTTATTCTTCCTGCCCTGCGGCGCTCCGGTGCACGATTCGCCGAAGCTGACGGTGCGGCTACCTGGCTATGTGTACTTGTCTCGGCGTGGCCATTGATACCGCTCAGCGCCCCGGTCGTTCGCTTCGCTGTACCGGCTTGTTCCGTGATTTGCCGAAGCCGCTGCGCCCATTCCGCGAGCACGGCTACGTGTTCGTAGTCGCCTTCGCCCGCAGCGCGCAACAGCAACTCGCGAATTTCGCCTTCAGCCCGTCTAACGATCGCAGCGGCTTGGGATCGAATTTCCATAGCCGTATACTACAGCGAAAATACAGGATGTCAAGGGCCTGATGTGGTTTCGATGTAAATCCGTTGCAAGGAAAACTGACGATAGGACCGCGTTGGTGAGGGTTGAAATCGGCTGGCCTGTAAGGCGCTGGTATCTTCCGGTGATCGCGCGGGACGTTGGCGGTCAGCGCCAGCAGTGCCGATGTGTGGGCCCAGCGCTCGCGGCTCAGCACCTTGGCCATCAGGCAGATCTCGGATGGTGAAGGGACCTGGGTTGATTCTGAGGACTCCGGCGCAATGCCAAAGGAGCGCAACAATTTATTCGCTTTGCGGTCGGCGTCGAACGCCTCCAGCACCTTCTCGGCCTGAGCCATCAACCGGTGCCGCACCTTCCGGTTTTCGGCCACGATCTTCCGCGGGCTGCTCCGCGCCTTCGCTTCGGAGAAAAGATCGATCAGTTCCTCCAGGAACGCGTCCGTGGCCAACGTGATCGCATCTCCCACCAGTGCCCGGCCGAAGTCCTCGTCGCCGATCTTTTTCGCATCCGCTTCGTCCTTGCACAGGCAGTACAGCACGTCGGCGACCATCACTGGGTCGCCAACCAGTGCGTCCAGCGGCTTGAAGCCGTCATCCACGATGTTGTACAGATCGACGTTAAGGAGGCCTCGGACGCGCTTGATGGCCGCCATGTTGATGGCGATGGTCCATATCCGCCCCGCGTTATCGTTGAAAGTCCGCATGCGAATGAGTCTCCTTCGACGTTACGGCACGACCACCCAGCCCGGCGGGTTGACGGAGTAGGTTGGCTTCACCGTGACACTTACCGTGGTCGCTTCCTCAAGTGCCTCGTTGCGGCTGAAGTTCGTGACCATGCGGGTCGCCCGCAGGCGTTGCGAGCCGGTGACCGTGATGTCGCCGTCCATCACGGCGAACTCCATCGAGACGCGATTGAGAATGGTGTCCCGGATCGCGCCGAAGTCGTCATGGGCCGTGTCCCGGACCCTCTCGAACTCGATGAAACCGTCCTTGAGCGCGGCGACCGTGGCACGCCAGCGGGCGTTGGCGCGTCGTCACGTCCGCCTCGATGGCCTCCAGATTCAAGTTCACGGCCTTGACGTTCTTGACCTCGTTCCACACCGGGGCGGCGAAGGTGCCCGTATTGCGATAAAGTTTGGCGCCGAGGCCGAGTCTTACTGCCATATGCGTGTCTCCTTAGCGAACCGAATCGCGCCACAGTGCCGACAGCTTGGGCTTTTCCGCTTCAAAAGCCGGCTGCATGAATGGCCGGGGCCGGTAGCGCACGTGCCTCGCCTTGCCGCGATCCTCGATCACCGCGTCGCCGCCGTGCTCCAGCAGCCGCGGCGCCTGGGACCCCTCCTTCGTCAGCGTGGGGCCGATGACGACACTCCGGCGCTGCGGGTCGTAGGCGAACAGGATGAACTTCCGCAGCAGGCCGACGTGCGAGTGCGGTGGCAATCCGGGCGGGCTGGTGTCCTTCTTCTTGCGGATCGACGTCCTGGCCCGCGTCTGCACGAACGCGCCGGACCGCGGCAGCACCTGCCGCGTGCCGGCATCGACCGCGTTCTTCACCTTCGCCCGGTCGAAAAATCCCTGCTTGGCGGCCGGGAAGGTCATGCAAATCAAAGGCCGGAGGCTGTAGCAAAAATCGTCATTGTGCTCTCTCTGTGTCTTTTGCTCCGGTCTCCAGTCTCGGGCCTTAAGCCCACGGAAGGCGATCTCCTCCACAAGTTCCATGCGCGTAAAGGTTCCCCACCGTCGGCTTGATCTTGCGTGGCACCACCACGTCGATCCGGCAAACCTGCGACAGGCACAGTAGCCTCATTTGGCACTCCGATGCCAACCAGTTTTCCATGTAACTTGCCAGCTTTTTCCATTACTTGAAAGTGGCTCGCTGATTAGGTAAAACCGGTCTACCGTGGACTCATTACCTCGGCTGGGAGGTGAATGTCATGGGATTTCAGGTTCGCTGTCCCCATTGCAAGTCGGCATTGTCGATCGACGGTACAGGCGAAGTGAAACTGATTCGTTGCTCCAACTGTCACGCAAAGTTTCGCGCGAAGCTGCCCGATCAACCACGCTCTACCCCGCTACCATACGCCCGTCCCATGCGACGATCTGGCTGGGCGCGAACCACCTCACGCCGCGGGCTGAAGACGGCAGCGATCATAAGCTCACTTGTGGTTTTGGTCATAGGAGTCGGTCTGTTCGCCGGCGGCTTGTATGTCTTGGTCAGGAAAAACTCCACGCCGAAGTCGGACCTCCTTGAGCCGACGGATACTCGCAGTCCGGCGAAGTCGAACGTGGCGGCGTCCGACATGCCTGGCGGTCGGGACAATTTCGAAAGCGATCGACAGTCCAAGACGAGTCAAGATCCCTATGTCTTCGGTGAGTCTGAAAAGAAGCTGAGCGACTGGCTCGAGCGAGTTCGGCAAGAACAAGGACAGGAGGGACTGGCTAAAATCAGCGACGAACAGATTATTGCCATCATGGGCCAACCCACGGTGCGAGAAAAACCGTTTGTCGATCGACGCTCAGGTCAGCCACGCACGGTGTACCAAGCACGCTGGATCAAGAAACAAGGCGGGCAGGTACGTCACACCCTGATCACGTTCGTAGACGGCAAGTTCTTTCATATCGTAAGTACAGAAACAGAAGGGACCACATTTGAAGGAACCGATGGCGCATCGGATCTGAGTCAAGTAACCAAGCAAGGCAATTCGACAACGGATCGATTACCCTCCTCACCAACTCAACTCATCGTGGGATCTTGGATTTGCGAGGTGCCGCGGAATTACCGACCCAATCGACGCCAAGTCTACCAGTTGCGTTTGGAATTTCAAAAGAACGGAACCTGCTCGTTTGAGGAATACGGCGAACGCGGTGGCTCACTCGGTCGAGGTCAAGGCACGTGGAGTGTGCAAAAGCACGAGGGAAACAGTCTGTGGATTGATCTTTCGATAGATATTCCCATTAGCAGCGAGGAGGGTTGGGCGATGAACCGCTCGCAATTGTTCGTTTTTCGCACCAAAGATCAGTGGGAAACACGCGGCTTGCTTCGCGATACCGTGACTGTCTTCCGTCGCCATTAACGGCTGAATCGTCTCTCTGTTCTTGGATCTGGTGTTATCCAGACGTGGAACTTTGAGTTGGCCACCTTATTTTCCGCGTGATTTTATCCAATCGGCGAAGCCTCCGCTCCGAATCGGCACGACTTCGGTCGGCATAAGCAGAATCGCCGGCGTGACGCCGACCGGCTTGCCGTCGCCGTCCACGTGATCCATGAAGGCGACTTCGGCCCCCGTCAGCCCGTCGATGCCCAGGGCCGTGGCCGTGCCGGCCAAGTAGTGGTTGCGCGCGGCCGTGAAGAACGTCCTTTTGTCGAGGAACGTGGTCCAGAACACATCGTGGATCTTGAGGCCCAAGCCCCGGCCGAGCTTCCGCGGCACGCTGGTGATTGCGCCGAGGTCGTCGTTGATGATGTCGCGGCGGTCGATGGACAGCACCAGACCGTGGGTGTGGACCCGGTTCGAGTACGTCTCCTCGCCGAGCGTGCCGTGTTTCAGCTCGCCGCCGGGGGACCGTTCAATCGTCGCGGTCGCGGCTAGGTTGAGCAAGCTGGGCACGCCAGGATCATGCGGCTGCCCACTGGGCTTCCGACTCGTCGATTTCATTGCATGGGTGAGGGAAACGAAGAAGAAGGTCTTCCTAGTTCCGGAGATGACTTACGCCGTTTCGCGATTGAACCCGCTGCTGTATGATCCACTTCCCGCCGAGGTGAAACGACACGTCGTCGTTCTGGAGCGTTACTGGCTGACCGCCGAGGCGGCGAGTGTGTATGCCAAGGCGGCCGCTGTCGTCAGCTTCGAGATGCACTCGCCTATCATCGCCGTGGCCAATGGCACCCCGGCTGTACTGCTGCGGCAGCCAACGGACGCGCGCACGGGACAAATGTGGCGAGACGTGGGGCTGACCGACTGGATCTTCGAAATCGACGACACGACGGGCGAGCAAGTGGCAGCGAAACTGATGGAAATTGCCAGAGACTTACCAACCGCGCGGAGAGCAGCCGCAGCCGCCAGAGAACGGGCCGCCGCGCAGATGAAGGCGATGGTCGTGAGATCGGTTGAGCCGAGAAACGCTCCTAGTCGAGCAAGGTGCCGTAGTCGAGGACGTAGCCGGTGAAGTCGTCTTCCCAGGCCGCGACGTAGAACAGCACATTCGCCTGCACGTCGATGAACGCCGTCAGGTGCGTGCAGCCCACCGGGACTTCGCCACGTTTCATCCGGTTCAGCTTGCCGGCGATCTGGTCGGCCGACAGTTCGTCGGCTTCGGCCGTCTCCTCGGGCAACGGCTCGTTCTGATACTCGGCAAAGAAGGCGGCCTCGTCCTGAAGCTTCAGGTT